GGTGACGTGTACGATTGTAACTGTACTATTTTAATTTCGCTCATATTAATAAATAATAAATTCGTTATCGCTTTGCTGTTCCGTATAATCGCCTTCGTTTATATTGTATACATCATCTACAATTTGGTTAATCGTTTGATCGGTTATGAATATACGTCCCCTATACATAAGATCAACTGCGTTGCCTTCTAAAGTATCTGCACCATAAATTTCAAAATGTACAAATTGACTTTCCTTAATTTTTAGATCGGTTTTGTTAGTGTCTGAGAATGTAAACTCTAAATGATTTTTTAAAAATACTGGACTAATGTTACCTGTATTTATACTAGCATCTGTTTGTACATTTGTATATATAATAGTGATGTATGCCTTACTTTTACGAGGCACTACTTTTATATTACTATCTCCAGTTACACTAACTATCTCCATACCTATATAACAAATGATATTTGACAACTGGTGCAAGTGTAAAAAAAAAGAGGACTATTGTCCCCTTTCTCTTAACTAAACTAAAATTACTATTACGGATTGATCTGCGTTGCTGATACTGTTACTCCAGTAGATGCTAAGTCCTGTGATAAAAAGTTCGCAGGTTTCTTTTCCATTCCTTGAAGCGTTAAGGTATATCCACTCATATCTCCCATTGCTGCACCTGTAACTATTGTTCCACCATTCACGTCCATACCATACTCCAGTCCTGCTGCGAATATGTTTCCGTTGTTGTCTTCTACAAAGACGTGTGGTCTACCTGCTACTAATAATGCAATCTCATCGTGAGTGTCCTTATCTAATTTCTTAAACGTTAGGTTTAATGCTTGGTCGTAAAACGTAGTTCCGTTTTCTCTACTTGATGTGATTGTTTGTTCAAACGAACTAGTCCCTTTCAAGTCATATTGATATCCATCGATAGTACCACTACTACTGATGCTATCTATCTCATCACTTGAAGTTACAAAACTTACGTCTCCAATAGCAAAGTCATCGAAATTCACAAAGTATACTTTAGTCAACCCCCCTACACTATCCTTGCAAGGTTCTGTTCTTCCTTTTGTTATATTACAAGCCATATTACTTTACTTTTTTAGAGAAGAGGGTAGCGTTAACTACCCCTTTCTTGATTAACTAATTTAAACTACTATGAGTAGTATACAATATCTGAACCGATACCATATTGTACTCCTGCTGTAAATCTCATTACAACTCTTACTTGTTGACTTCCGTCAATGTCTGCCATATCAATTACCTTCACTAAATTGTGGTCTGACAATAAACCTGTACCGAAGTATAGATTTGATTTTTGTGCTGCTACTGCATTATCATTTGGTAGTCCGTTTGCTACTGCAATCTTAACTCCGTCAAACGATAACTCTCCACCATTGTACCATTGAGTACCTTTAGCGTCTGTACCTGCTGCACCTATACCAGATGCAAACCCACCTAATGCTCTTACGTATGCTCTCGCCATATTTTGCGAAATGTAAAGAACTAAGTCGTCTCTACCATATACTTGAGAAGGAATTGCGTCAACAATGCTACCTAACTCTGTAATAATGTTAGATGCTGATGCTGCACCACCAGATGCAACTGAGTTAACTGTTCCGTCTGCCCCTAATAAAGTTGTAAAACCAGAGAACGTATTTGCAGCACCTGAACCTTGCCAGATGTTGTTTTCTACGAACTCAGCAACTTGACCAGATGCGTGTCCGATTAAAAAGTCGCTAAACTTTGGTGGTAAATTGTCAAATGCAGAATATCCCATTTGTACTGCTTCCCAGTCACTTTGGAATTGATCCTTACATAAGATCATATTTTGCTGAAACTCACTTGGCTCGAGAATTTTCTCGTCTAGTGAAATATCTGCTGTATCTTGAAAGTCGCAACTTGCGTCTACGATACTTGATGTGTCAGTAGCAAATGTTTTTAATACTGACTTATACTTTACATTTGGCTTAACTGTAATCAGTCCGTTTGCCAATGTATTCCCACTCAATAGAGCGGCAGAGATATATTCTCCTGCAAACTCCCCTGCGTAGGTTGTCGTGATTGTTGGTTGTGGTTGTGCCATTTTCTATATATTAATTGATGTTACTTATTTTTTCCCAAATTCTATCCATAGGCGTATTTGTTTTTCTGTTCTGTCCAATTCTTTTTAGTCCAACAGATTTATTACCTTCTGGATTGTGTTTTAGAGGTGCTACTGAAGGTTCAGCCAAGTTTGCTGACAACTCTTCTTTTTCTTCTTCTTCGTGTCCGTCTGCTTCAACTACTTCTTCTTCTTTTACTTCTTCTAGTTTTGCTTTGACTTCTTCGATCATATCCTTGACCTCAGATACTGCTTCGTCTAGTTCTTCCCTAGATACATAAGACATTTCTTTTTTGTCTTCTTCGTGTTCTTCTAATTTTTCTACTGCCATTTCTTCAGATTTTTCTTCTTCAACTTTTTCTCCAATACTACCAATTATTCCCTCTTCTGCAACAATTAATGATTTGCCGTCTTCTAGTTCATAATCTCCGATAGGTAGTGGTACACGCTCGTCTTCTGTAACTATAAAAATTGCATCACCCTCAGCAAAATTCTCTGCTTCAAGGATTGTACCATTTTCTAATTTTAGTTGACTAAAACTGTACTTCTTTAAAAAAGTTTCCAAACGAGTTAAAATATCGGTTGCTTTCATTATTACTATAACATTTAAAAGTTAACTACTGGGCGTTTAAGAATTTCTATTAATATTCCCAATGCCTTGATTTATTATATATCCCTCACAACATTTGATGCTGTAAGTATCTTCGTCTTCACACAAACAAGCACGATTACCTCTTACTGGACTTGTGTTACTAGGTGTTCTCCATTGATAATTTCTAACTGGCATATTACTTACGTTTTATTGGAACACAATTAGGTACTTTTCTACCATTCTTATCTTTAAAGCCAATTTGCTCATAACCTTTCCAACAGGGTGCTTTGAGATCGTGTTGCTCACAAGGCATATACCAAATTTGATTTTCTCCTTCGTGAGTATGATAACCTTCACAACCAATTTCCTTAGCAATTTTTTCGGCTTCTTCTTTTGTATTGTATGCAGGTCTGCCGTCAATTATTATGCTAGATAAGTTCAATTCTTTAATTTTACTTTCTGCCCAACGTAGTCCTGCCTTACCACCCCAACTATCGTACATTAACTTACCACATCCGTCTGAATAACTTGTACTCTTGTCTAAGTCCTTTCGATGTCTTGTAAGATATGATGCCATACGTTTGATTGTAGACACACTAATAGGTTTACCCTTTGCTAATTGATTTGCTCTTTGTTTACCAACACCAGTACCACAACTACCCCAACCATTGTCTTCTGCCCATTCTAACGCTTTTTTTGCATTATTCTTAACTCCACTAGGGTAGTCGCTATAACTTTCTAAATCTACGTTTCCAGTTTCTTTGAATGTTAACAACATTTCGTGTAATCTGTCTAACGTGTCCTGTGCATATTCCTCTCGTGAAAGTTCTTCTGGTACTAGTTCTTTAGGACGTTCTGCCTTGTCTGCAAAGTAACCTTCTATACTAAAACCTTTTACTTTACCAGTTTTTACGTACTCGTCCCAAACTTCTTTATTATCTACTTTTACTGTTCCTGCCCACGTACCTTTAGGTAAGTCCATACCATATAACTTTGATTTATCCATTTTAGGATCATCTACTATCCAACTCTCGACTAAGGTTAGTCCACTAAGTTTTGTTTGGTGTTCTAGAGTTGACTTGGACTGGTTTCCATTTTTTAAGAACATTTGTGATGCCTTTCTAACAGTATCTCTACTGAAGTATATATAATACCCTTCCTCATCGTCTTCTTGTCTAAAAATAGGTTTATTTGGTATTAGCAGAGGTCCTACAAGTATTTTTTTATCCTTATCTGCTTCTGCAAACTTATATTCTTTTTGATTTTTTAATGCAATAAAGTCCTCTTCTATTGCAGGTTGCTCTACAATAGATATTGCTTCTACTCCACTATTAAATTCTTCATCTGATAAAATAAGTTCTATTATCTTCATATCTATATAACATTTAAATTTTAATAACTGGTCAATTATATTGACGCTTCTTCTACTATATTTCTATCCATACTTTGTGCTGACGTTACATCATTACTAACTACGTATGCTTTTACTGGTTCTTGGTTTGCACTACCTATTACATCAGCAATTTGACTTGTCTGACTTGCACCAACTATATTAAAAGAAGGTGCTTGTGCTGTTGCAGGTGTGCTTCCTGTTGGTGGTGGTGCTGTTCCCTTGTCTGGTGTGTTTGGAATTTTTGTTGCTGTAATTTTTTTAATCTGTGCAAGTCCACCAACTATCGCTGCTGCTGCTGCTGCAAAACCTAATGCAGGACCTATGACAGGAATACCTGCTAATGATTTGTAACTATCCTGTGCTGATTGATATGTTGATATTGTTGTTGCTGCTATTGCTGTTGCCTTACCTGCTGCCGTTTCTTCTCCTAATACTGATGACAAGTTTCCTAATGCATTACCTACTGCTGCTAAGTTTGCTTTCTTTGCTTCGGCTTCTTCCTTGTCTAAATTTATACTCGCTTGTGAAAATCCTTGCTTCTTAGACAAATACTCTGCTTCTGCATCTGCT